TACTGGGATTTCTTCACCACCGATTGGCGCGTCAATGGCACGTCGCAAAACGCAGACGAGCGCGCGATCCTACGCCTTCCCAACGGCTTTTGAGGTAATCCATGTCTGACCCCAAGACGAAAACAGTGTCCCTGTCGGCGCCGGTGGCCTTCGAGGGTCGCGAAATCACCGAGATCCGCATTGCCAAGCCGAAGGTGAAGGACCTCAAGCGGATGAACGCCGCGCTCGACGGCATCACCGATCGCCTGGATCAGGGCATTGTCATGGCCTCGGCTCTGACGGGCTATCCGGTCGAGATGATCGAGGATCTCGACACTGATGACTTCACCGCGCTGTCGGAGGTGATTGCGGATTTTTTCCCCAAGGGCACGGCTTCGCCGCCTGGCGATCGGTCGTAGCTGAGGTCGCCCACTGGCTGAACACGCCGCTCACGGCTTTTGACGAGATGGACTGGTCCGAGGTGGTGCTGTGGCACGCCGAGGCCCGTCGTCTCGCGCGGGCGGCGAAGATGAGGTGATCAGATGACACAGCTCACATCCCAACTGGTCATCGAACTGCTTGACCGGGTGACCAGCCCGGCGCGTCGGGCGGCGAATGCGCTGGCGGGCATCTCGAACACGGTCCGCGAGACCAATGGCCAGCCCATCACCTTCGGGGACCGCTTGAACGCGGCCATCACCCGCAACAACCGCGCCTTGGCTGACGCGCGCGGCGGGCTGGTGGATGCGGTGGCCAGCTTCTACGCCCTGCGCAGCGCGATCGGCGCGCCGATCCAGGCGGCCTCGGATTTTGAAAGCGCCATGGCCGATGTGGCCAAGGTGGTGGACTTTCCAAGCCCTGCGGCTTTCGCGCAGTTCCAGCAGGACCTGTTTGCGCTGTCGCGCGACATTCCGATCGCGGTGACGGGCCTTGCGGACATTGCCGCGGCGGCGGGCCAGGCCGGGATTGCCGGGCAGGACCTGATCCGCTTCACGGATGCCGCCGCCCGGATTGGCGTGGCGTTTGACATCAGCGCCGAGCAGGCGGGTGGCTCGATGGCCAACCTGATGACAGCGCTCGGGCTGACCATTGATGAGACGGTGTTGCTCGCGGATGCGATGAACCATCTGTCCAACAGCCAGGCCTCGAGTGCGGCGGATATTCTGGACGTTGTCCAGCGTGTGGGCGCGCAGGCGACCATGTTTGGCTTTACCGCCGAAGAAACCGCTGCCTTTGCCTCGGCGATGCTGGCGGCTGGTGCGCAGAGCGAGGTGGCGGCCACATCGTTCCGCAACATGGGCGCGGCTCTGACGCGCGGCTCTGCTGCTACCAAAGCGCAGCGCGCGGCCCTGCAGGAGCTTGGCCTTGATGCCGAGGAGACAGCGCGGTCCATGCAGGAAAACGCGGTCGAGACCACGATCGACGTGCTGCGCCGGATTGGCCAGTTGCCAGCCGAGCAGCGCGCTGCGATCTCGTCGCAGCTCTTTGGCAATGAGGCCCGCGCGCTCGGACCGCTGCTGACTAACCTTGGCCTTGTCGAGGACACGCTCGGCATGGTGGGGGATCGCGCGACCTATGCGGGGTCTGCCTTTGCGGAGTTTGCAGTCCGCAACAACACGTTCCAGGCCAATATGCAGCGGTTCCAGAACGTTCTGACCGAGCTGCAGATCAATATCGGCAATGCGCTGATGCCTGCTATCACGCAGCTTGCCGAAGCCGTCACGCCGCTGATCACCCGTCTCGCCGATCTGGCGAATGCCTATCCGGAGGTGACGCTGGCAGTGGTCGGTGCGACTGCAGCGGTGATCGCCTTCAAAGGCGCGATGGCGGCCCTGCGCTTTGCTGGGCTTCTCGGGCGCGGGGGTGTTCTGTCGCTGATTGCAGCCGGTTATAATTCCATCGGTCGGGCGGCCATCGGGGCGCGCACGGCGGCAAGTTCCATGATCGGATTGCAATCTGCGCTGGCGGCGATGTCTGGCCAGCCCCTCGGCACCATCGGACGCCTGGTGGCCGGTCTGAAAGGCATTGTGCTGGCGGTTCCGGGGGTGGCGGCCTTATCATCAGGCATTGCGGCGATCGGTGCGGCGGTTGCCACGATTTCTGCTCCGGTCTGGGGCGCGTTCGCGGTGATTGCCGCAGCTGTGGCCGCAGCTGGCATTGCCATCTGGCGGTATTGGGACCGGATCAGCGCGATCTTCACCGGCGTGGGTCAGGCCATCGGGGAGGCGTTGCAACCGGGGCTGGACTGGGTTGGTGAAAAGCTGTCCTTTCTGACGCCGCTGGTCGATGGGTTCGGTGCAGCCTGGGGTTGGGTGTGCGAAAAGCTGTCGGGTCTTGGCGAGTTGCTCTCGGGTCTGTTCACCCGCGAGACCCTGTCCGAGGAAGACATCGCCCGGATCACCGAACGGGCGCGGGAGGTGACCGAAAACATCATCGGCTGGTTTACTGGCTTGCCTGCCCGGATCAATGAGGCGGCCAGCGCATTGGTTGAGGCGGGCCGTGGCCTGATCCAGTCGATCTGGGACGGGGCCCGTGAGCGGTTTGCGGAATTCATCGACTGGGTCGCGGGCATTCCGGGCCGCATCATCGACGCGATTGGCAGCATTGATCTGTCCAGCCTGATCAGCTTTGGCGAGCCACCGCGTTGGCTGCGCTGGATGATGGGGGAAGAGGAGGTCGCGCCGCCAGAGATCCCTACGCCACCGGGTCAGGTGGAATTTGACATTCTGCCGGTGGACCAGCGCTCCGCGGCTGAGACGCTGGCGGCGGCGCGCGCGGCTGGTGATCTGCCAACGCCGCAATATCTGCAAGACCTGTCAGACTACGCCGGCCACCTGCGCGGTGAAATGGCTGGCGTTCAGGCGCAGATCGACCAGATTGATCAAAACGGGCCGATGGGCCAAACGCTGGCCGCGCCCTTGCGGGCCAACCTGAGACAGTTGCAGGAAGAGCTGGTTGGGGTCGAAGCGGATCTCGATGCGGGTCGTCTGCGCGCGGATGAGGTGACAGAGGCACTGCGCATTCTCGGGGAAACAGAGACCACGCCCGAGATCGACACTGCCTCCATCGACCGAGCACTCACCCGTGTGCGGGCACTGCGCGCTGAAATGGCTGCCGCGGAGGGCGGTGCGGTGGCGCCCGTGCCGTCAGTGCCGGAGATTGACGGTGCCCGTGCAGGTGGTGGCCCGGTCAGCCGGGATGGCACCTATCTGGTGGGTGAGGAGGGGCCAGAACTGGTCACGCCGTCGCGGTCAGGCTTTGTAAACACCTTTGGCGCAATCCAAGATGTTGTTGCTGCAATCCAGCGGCTGCCGTCAGCAGTTGCCGCGGTTCAGTCGATCGGGCCCAAGCTGGTCACACCACCGTCCGTCGTGTCTGCGCCAGATGTAGTCGAGGGGCCAGCGCCGCGGGTCGGCACAGCGGATGCGGTCGATGCACCGGCGGCGGCGCAAAGGGCGCCGCGCGCGGCGTTTCCAAAGATCGACGTGCAGATCAGCATCGCGCCGACCATCCACACCACAGAGCGCGTCGATCCTGCGCAGCTCTCCCGCGACATCGGCGAGCAGATGCGCCGCGAATTGCGCGAGGCTTTCCGGGGCGTCTTTGCGGATACAGGCATGAGGTTTGCGTGATGCTGATGATGTTGGGACCGGTGCAGTTTGAGGTGATCCCCTTCAATACGAACAGCTATGGCCATGGCCATGAGGCAGGCTTTGCCGAAAAGCCGGTTCTCGGCATTCGGCCACCGCTGGAATTCGTGGGCGAAGGCCCGGAAAGCTGGACCATCAAGGCCAAACTTTATCCGGAAAAGTTCGGCGGGCTGGGCCAGCTGCAGACGCTCTATCAGGCCCGGGCGTCGGGGCGTCCGCAATACCTGATGCGCGGCGACGGCGCGGTGATGGGCTGGGTGGTCATTCTCGATGTGCAGGAGCGCTCCACCTATCTCGATCCGAAAGGCGTCGGAAAGGTCATTGACGTTGATATCAGCGTCAAACGCTGCGGCAGCCCATCCTCAGCCAGCTTCTTCTCGCTGCTGGCCGATATCTTCCTTTGGGCCACGCGGTGAGTGCCATGAGGACCTCCCTGACCAAACCAGTCACCGAAACCGTGACCATTGAAGGCGACGGGCTGACCGTCTCCCTGATCGTCTGGCGACGCTTCCACCGGCCCATGCCCGGTCTGGTGGAGCAGATTTACGACCTGAACCCCGGGCTGGCCGATCTTGGCCAGACCCTGCCGGTCGGGACCCGCTTTGAGATGCTGATCCCGATCCCGCGTGCGCAGCAGGTGCTGGACCCGATCCGGCTTTGGTAAGGAGGCCCGCCCCATGTCCAAACGCGCGCAGTTCAATGTGACGGTGGCGGGGAGCAATATCACGACGGCGCTACTGCCGGTGCTGATCGGCCTGCGGGTCTCGGACAAGGTGGGCACACATACCGACAGCGCCGATCTGGAAATCGACGACTCAGACGCCCGGATCATCCTGCCGCAAAAGGGGGCCGATGTGGTGATAGCGCTGGGTTGGGAAAGTGCGGGCCTGCGGGTGGTGTTCCGCGGCACCGTCGATGAGGTCAAATCCTCTGGCAACCGGGGTGGGGGGCGTCGGTTGATGATCGTCGCAAAGGGCATGGACACCACGGGGCCTGCCAAGGAAGGTCAGCAGCGCCATTGGGACAACCAGACAATTGAGACGATCTTGCGCGATGCCGCCCGCCATGCGGGCATTGCAACCGTTGAGGTGGACCCAGACCTCCGCGGATTGCGGCGGGCCTATTTCGAGATGCGCGACGAAAGTTTCATCGCAATGGGCGAAAGGCTGGCCCGTGAGGTGGGTGGCAATTTCCGCATCGTCGGTAACGCCGCGATCCTGTCCAAGCGCAACGGCACCTATCAGGCCTTCGTGCTGGCCCGGTGGGGCGACAATCTGCAGAGCTGGGATATCGCCCCGCAGCTGGGGCGGCCGCAGTTCAGCACGGTCCGTGCCCGCTGGTACGACATGTTCGCGGCCAAGTGGGAAACGGTGGAGCGCGCCACTGGTCTTGATGTGCGCGCGCTGCATGCGTTTCGCTTTGCCAAACCTGATGCGGCTGAGACCAGCCAGCAGACCGACAGCGATGCCGCCACCGCCGCGCGGGATGCAGGTGAAGGCACCGTGACAATCGAAGGCGATCCTGCCGCCATCCCGGACGGGCTTTGCATCATCGCGGGCACGCGGCCCGGTATCGATGGTGCGTACCGCATCGAGGCAGTGACCCACACGCTGACGCGCGCGGGCGGCTTTGTGACGACGCTGGAGCTCAAACAGCCACAGCAGGGCGCAGGTTCTGACGACCGCTAGCGCCGCGCGGACCTGGCAAAACAAACATATGACAAGAAGGCGGAAGCCAATGACAGACAACGATCTGCGATCCGAAATCGCAGCGATCCGCAGCACATTGCGCCATATCGAGGCCGCACTCATCGACGCCAAAGAGCACCGCAAGGAGACCTCGGCACTGGTGCAGGACTTCATCACGCGGCTGGTGCGTCTGGAAACCGGCGGCGCGGCCCTGAGCGGCCTGCCAAAGCAGGTCCATCAAAACGAGGTCTCCAACATCGCGCAGGAGGCCCGGTATCAGGCCCATCAAGATGCAACCGAGGCCATGCGCAAGACCGTGCTGGCGGGCTTCGCAATCGCCGGAACCGTCTCGTCGATCATCGGCCTGCTGGCCTCATGGTTTATCCTGACCTGACGCGGCGTTGACCGCACCACGCGCACCACATCCCCTGAAACCCTGAACGTTGCATACCGCGCGCGCCTGCGGGCGGCTTTGCGCATGGAGAGACGCTATGACCCCTTTTGATATCGCCAAGACTTATATCGGCACCGCTGAGGGGCCGGGGCCCGAGAACAACCCGGTCGTGATGGAAATGTATACCTCTGTCGGCCATGACTGGGTGGAGCATGACTCTGTGGCCTGGTGCGCCGCTTTTGTCGGCCACTGCATTGAGAAGGCGGGCCTGCGCTCCACCCGCAAGCTGACGGCCAGGTCCTATCTGGACTGGGGCATACCGGTAGCGGTGCACGACGCGCAGCCGGGCGACATTGGCGTGATCCCGCGCGGCAGCTCCAGCTGGCAGGGGCATGTGTTCTTCATCGACCGTATCGAGGGTGCCTGGGTCTGGGGGCTTGGTGGCAACCAGTCTGACGCGGTGAATATCAAGCGCTATCCGGCTTCAAAGCTGCTCGGGGTGCGCCGGGCGGGGAATGTGGCCCCGGCCGTCACCCTGTCCGTTCGCGATGTGCAAGCGCGCCTGCGCGGGCTGGGCTATCACGAAGTCGGCAAAGCCGATGGCATCATGGGGCCGCGCACGCGTAGCGCAATCCTGGCGTTTCGGGATGATAACAGTCTGCCACTGGTGCCGATCATCGACGTGGCGCTGACCGAGGCCCTTGAGGGCGCAGAGCCGCGAGGGGTTGCACCTGAGCGGGCCGATGGCATCCCGGCCAAAAGCCGCATTGTCACTGCGGCCAACGCCCAGATCGGGCTCGGTGTCGTGGGGGCTGTCGGCACTGTCGGATCGCAGATTGCGCCCGCTGTCGCCGAGGCCGAAAACGCCCGAGCGCTGGCGGATCGGGTGTTTGGCATCCTTGGGCTGGAGGGCTGGCTTTCGACAGCCCTGCCGTGGGTGGGTGCTGCCGTGTTCGTCGGGGTCATCATTTACGCGGTAAAAGCCCGCAACGCCCGGATCGAAGACCACCGCATCGGGAAAACGCCGTGATGGGCGCGGTCATCACAACGGCGCTCTCCGGGCTGGGTCGACGCGCCGCTTTCTGGGGGGCGCTGGCCGCCGCGGTCGGTTTTGCGATCTGGGCCCTGATCCGACACGGTCGCCATCAAGCCGAGGTCGATCTGGCGATCCGCCGGGCCGACGCGCGGGTGCGTGCGATGCAGACATCAAAGGAGACCCGCCATGAAGTTCGCAACGCTGACCGCGCTGACCTTGGCGATCGGGCTGACCGCTGGATGCGCGATTGAGCCTCGCTGGGTGCATGACGACTGCGATTGGGCAGAGCCAATCCGCCCGTCGCGCGCAGACGTCCTGACCGACGGGACCTTGGCGCAGATTGTTGCGCATAGCGAGATCGGGGAACGCCTCTGCGGATGGCGTCCTTGATGACATGCAGCGGGAGGAGGGGCTGTGGACCCGACAGACCATCACTTGATCCCGGATGCCTGGACGCTCGTGGCCTTCAACGCCTCGGCCGCCCTGATCGTCCCGCCTATGGGCGCGCGCCTATGGGGGCAATTGGCGGATGATGATGCCCCGCCGCCGATAAGCAGTTTCGGCGGGTTCGCTATTCGGGGCATGCGGCTTGTCCGCGGCATTGCACCGTTTCAGGCGCTCTGGCTGCGGGCTGAAGGTTCGCCCGTGACCGTCACCGTTTACAAGGGGAACAGCATGTCCGGTGTTGTCTATTTTGGGAAATCGCCATTCCGACGACGGGCAAGCGGGCCGACAGAAATCGAGGTTCCCTATGTTCCGCAAACCCTCGACGGCGGGGGAGCTGACACCGACTACACTGGGCTTGCCGTGATCGACTGCGGCGGCCCTGTCACAGACCCGACTTTGCGCACGATTGACGGGCGCAGCGCAGGAGAGACCTCATGAGCACCGTATTTGCAAAAATCCAACTGCGCCGGGGAACGGCGGCCGAATGGGCCGCGGCGAACCCGATCCTCGACGAAGGCGAGCTCGGCTTTGAAATCGACACCGGGATCAACAAGGTCGGCGATGGCCTGACCGCCTATGAGAACCTGCCAGCCTACGCGACCTATGACCAGATGATCGCGGCGCAGGAAGCGATTGAGGCTGGCCAAGCGCAGCTGGCGACATTTGGCACCCAGCTGACAGCCGCACAAAATGCTGCGACCACTTCTGTGGCCAAGGCGTCCGAAGCCTTTGTGTCAGCTGGCAATGCCAAGAGCTCGGAAGATGCTGCTGAGGTCAGCGCATCGCAGGCCGCGCAAAGCAAGATCGACGCCGCGGCATCCGCCACGCAGTCCAGCACTTCAAAGGCCAATGCTGCTGCGTCGGAACAGGCTGCCGCCGCCTCGAAGGTTGCCGCCCTCGGCTCCGAGCAGGCGGCAGCCCAAAGTGAGGCCAATGCTGCCGCCAGTGCCGTCACCGCATCCGACGCGGCCGCCGTGGTTGCCCCGCTCTCTGACGAAATCCAGGTGGTGGCCAACAACATCGGGATCGTCGAGGACGCCGCTGGGCCCCTCACCGAAATTGAGGCCGCCCTCGTGCAGATGGCGACCGCCTATACCAATTCGCAAACGCGCTTCATTGAGGCCGTCGCCTTCCAATAAGGAGCCCCTATCATGAGTGTTGAACAGCAAGTGGACGCCCTCGCGACCTCGGTAGAGAACCTGAAATCTGCCGTAGTCTCGAAGAAAGCCACTCTCGATGCATCCGTGGTGGACGCGCAGTCGGCCACCACGCAGGCGCAGGCCGCCAAGGCGAACACTCTGTCCGCGCGGGATCAGGCCGGGGCCTTCAAGGACGCCGCCTATACAGCCGCCCAGTCTGCCGCCTCAGCGGTGGCCTATCAGGATCTGACCGCGCTGGCCGTCTCCAAGGCTGTCACGGCGGTCGATGTGTTCATCTACGACACGTCCAAGGACAGCGATGGCGGCGCGTGGCGGCATCGTTGCGCCGGGACCAGCTGGTATCGCGAGCCGCTGAATACCGCAGCCCGTGGCGCACGGCGCGAATTCCCTGCGGTGGCCGTCATTGTCGCCGAAGGTCAGAAGGTCACGATCTACGACGGCGATGATCCGACGCTGCCGATTTGGATGGTTTTTACACCGTCTGCTGCTGCAGCAACTCCGCAGATTTGGCGAGGAGGTCGATCGGCAACCTCTGTGCGCGCGCTGAACGGGATATTGTGCCTTGGTGTGGCCACGGACGGTCAGGGCGGCGTTGTCCTTATAGACTTCCTTGCAGATAGCATGGTCCGTTATTCTGCCGAAACCCATACCGGTGGCATCTCTGTTTATCGGCGCAACGAAGCCGCCACTACGCCGGTGCTATCGTCGCAGCGTATTCTCAACTCCATCGTCAATGACGTCGCGATGACCGTCCTGCCCGATGCACCTATCTCCACGATGACGGGGCTCCCGGTGCCTACGATTGCAGTGGCGTGTGGCCAGACTGGTCAGCCGAACGGCGGCCTTTCCATTATTCACAACGACGGACTAATCGTCGATTTGCTCGCCACGTCTGGGGCTGGTGGTTACGCCTGTTTTGAGGTGGACTTTTCCGATGATGGTCGCCTCTTTGTTTCGCACAGCTGGTCGGGGGGGCAACATGCAAGCCTCATTGTCTTGGACGCATTGCCGCGAGCTGACGTAAACAATCCGCTCGGTGCCCCGCAGAACTGGGGCGGCAGGATTTACAACGTTGCATCGTTTCCAAGGCTAGCTCCCGCCGCATCCTCAGCGGACTTTTATGTCCGGCGGCTCGGGGCGTCTGATGGCAAAGTCGCGCTGCTGCGAGGGTTTCAAGATACCCGTTTCGGCGGCATCACCTTGCTGTCAGAAACCCCAAACCAGCAGGCAAACGGCATGGCCGCGATGATCC